CTCCGATGTTGCCCTTAGAAAGCCGCAGAACTGTTTCTGAAGCAGTCTGTGGAATACCTGGACATATTCCGAGAATCACCATGTCAACAGGCCCAGGTTTACCTTGGTCTACGATGGCTAGTCATAAGAAGAAACGTGACCTACTGGATTTTGACGACAATCACCAACTTGTCGGCATCAATCCTGATTTGTATTCACTTATGAAGAAGGAAGAAGAATTGATGTTCAAAGGAATCGAACCATTCACCGTTTATCAGATTTCGTTGAAAGACGAACGTCTGCAATTGCACAAGCGGGACAATGTACGCCTGATTCAAGGGAGCTCCTTACAACTAACTCTCTTAGCTCGGCAGTATCTAATGGACTTTAACTATGCTTTTCAAGAAAATCGAGAGCACTTAATGCACGCTGTTGGAATTAATCCTCAGTCTCCCGAATGGAATCAGATGACCCTTCGCTTGCTCAAGAAATCGAGCAACATTGGCGAAGGTGATTTTAAGAAATTCGGACCTCGACTATCAAGTAAGTTTGTTAAAGGCTGTTATGAGATCATCGATGATTGGTACATTTACAATGGAGCACCTCCTGAACATTCAATTGTAAGGGAGACACTCGGAAAGCGCGCCATCAATTCCAAAAATATGTACAAGCGAATCGTTAAAGAACTACAATGTGGAAGTCCCTCTGGGGCCATGAACACTGTGGTGATTAATTCGATGAGCAACTGCATGTATGCGATGTGCGCTTGGATTGGTATCATGAAGAAAGAAAGACCAGAGATCAGCTCACTGAACAGCTTTGAAAAGCTGGTGGAATTCATTTGCTATGGAGATGACGTTATTATGTCTATTCATGACGATATTATTGATGTCTTTAATAACCGTACTATCTCGGAGTATTTCCAGAAGTTCGGCATTGACTACACTAGTATTGCCAAGGATGGACAGATGCGTGAATTCTGTACCATTGAAGAAGCTAGCTTCTTAAAGTGCAAGTTCCGTCTGTACAAGGACACTGTTGACCCAGGCATGTGGATTTCGGTCCCAAGCTTGGACGACATACTTGACACAACAAACTGGGTTCGCAAACCCAAAGGTGCGCCAAGTGATGAGACGTTGGATTCGACGTTATTAGCAGCTGCAAAAGACAACTGCGAGGACGCAATTCGAAAAGCATGGTTTCATGGAAGGGAAACCTTTCAAACTGTGCGTTCCAATATCATGTCATTTTGGAAAGACTATCCGCACCAATTCCACCCCAAACACTTCGACTTTAATGGACTTCAAAGGGAGTATTTATATCCCCTGAGAATTGTCGACCCGGGCCTGGAACTAAAACAAATTACC